GAGCACAATCAAGAAGATGTAAAGCAGTCCATCTTCGCCAATGGCTTTGCCGGCCACTTCCTTGGCAGAGTCTTGAGCTTTTAGCTCCTCAAGCCTGATTTTGGCTTGCGCCTTCAGGACTGCTAGCTCGTGGGTTTTGTCATCCATCATATCCCCAGCAGCTTCTTAACAAACATGGCCGCAACGCCTGGCCCAAGCAAGACGGCAGCAATCGTGATGTAAAGCAAGATCTCAATGTGCTTCATGCGCCTGCTGCCATCACCGAGGCGCTTTTCAATTTGCTCGTAGCGTTGGGCGCAAATGGCTTCATGCACTGATAAGCGCTTATCCAAATCATCACTCATGATGCAAGACCACCCTAGCCATTGGACACCTTCCTTTCTTGCTCAAAGACGTACTGACGAAATTGCTCAAAATTGCCAACAAATTTCTTGGTTCCCAGGTGAATGAGCGTCATGCGCGGATCAAGGAACACATCAAAGCCAAGCTCTCTGAGTTTTGAAAACACAACCGTATCCTCAGAATGCAATTTGCCATCAACGATGCCGATATTGCAGATCATCCGACGGACCTTGCCTTCATTCTCATACTCATCTGAGTTGTCCCACAAGGCCATGAAAGCCTTTCTGGACATCTTTACAAAGCCCATGCCCAAACCATCAACCTTGATCAATCCTGACTCTTCAGTCTCAAGATTTTGAGTTTTGAGCACATACATTTCAAACTCGTCAGTCTTCTTGCGGTAGGTGCCACCAATAACGTCTTGCTCTTGCAGCAGCAATTCCATAATCCACATTGGGTTCCACTCAAGGTCCGAATCAATCCAGATGATGTCATCGTAGCCACCCTCTACCGCCAGCCCAAACAAATCATTCCTTGCCCGTTGAATCAGTGCGTCATAGGACATGAACACAGGATGCAAGAAGATGTTGTTAGCCTGCGCTATCCGAATGGAATTGACTAATGAGGTCGTGTACCAAACATCAAGCCGACCATCTAGGGCTGGGGTGGCAATCAAAACTTTGCGTGGGTCATCCATTTACTGCTCTGCTTTTACTTCAGGGGCGATTTGAAGTTGTGGCGATACCTGCTCTTGGATGGCTTGTATGATTTGAAATACTTCGCCATAAAGCCGTGTGCCTAGATACCCGATGATGTTGTTCATCAAAGAAAGTTTTACGGTTACGTCTTGGTCGTTCATGCTTTTCCTTTAAGTAGTTGGTTGTTCATCAGGTGTTATTTGGGGCTGCATAGCCTGCTGTGCCGCCTGATAAGCCGCAATGACCTCTGGTGTCCACGCTGCTTGTGCTATAGCAATCACTTTGTCGGGTTGCCCTGTGAGATCCTGTCCGGGTGTCAGTGAACTACGATGATAAGTCTTTGTGAGTTCTACACCATCCTCAATGATCTTGGTTGCTTCCCGATACAGGATGATGCCATTCTCAGTGACTGTGATTTGGTCAATTACTTTTACTTTCTCGATTGCCATTTAATGCTCCTTGTTAAAAGTCCGTCTACACTAGTCCGGTGTAGGTAGTTAAACAAAATAAGTCAAGGTAAAAGCAATATCAGCCGAAGTGTTATCTGCTAAATCTGCCGCAGTCCATTGCTGACCGTTGGTATTGCCATCTGTGTTCCAAAATAAATATAGTGTTGTTGGCAAAGAGCTATAATTTGGTATGTTTGCATAAGGGCTACCAATTCCTGCCGGTATATCTATTCTATTAAAAGCAATTGCTCCGGAAATAAATCTGTCGTTGGCTGCATTCGCAGAAAAGGGCAGACCAGTAATTGATAAGTTGCCCGAACCACTTTTATTTATATCTTGTATGTTTATCCAAACTGTTACTTGATTACCAATCTTTGTATAATATCCACCATTAGTTCCAGCAGTTAATGTATTAGTTCCTTCTTTTAATGTCGGTGTCCAAGTCCCCTCCTCATAATCATTCAACAGCTCACTTGTACCCGTTCCTGCGGTAGCCGAAAAATCAATGCCTTTGCCGCTGGTGCCGATGACTAGGTTGCCGTTGGATATGGTTAGGTCAGCCGTACCAATCTTTACTCTTTGTGAACCACCCGTAGCGAAGCTGATCTCATCAGCCGCTGAAAAATACACACCCGTATTGGTGTCGCCTGTGGTGGTGATCGCAGGCGTACCCACGGCACCAGCAGGGAAAACAACGCCACCCGTGCCTTTGGGTGTCAGCGTAATCCCAATATTTGTATCACCACCCGTTGCACTCAATACAGGATTGCCACCGGTTGCAGCATTGGCAAGTGTTAATTCGTTAACGGCTGAAGCGGTCGCAGTGACCTTGAGCAGCTCATTGCCATTGGTATCGTTGATACCGGTTATGACTTTGGGCGATGTCATCGAAAGCGTGGTGCCATCCGTGGTGGCGTTTGAGATGCCGCCAAAAGCACCTGCATTGTTGTACTGAACTTGCGTAGTGGAGCCACCGGGGGCTGCTGTAATCGAGCTAAACGCTAAAGTGCCTGAGCCATTCGTTGTTATAGCTTGCCCTGAAGTTCCATCCGTCCTTGGGTACAACAAATTGGCTGGGTTATTCATCAACTTGATGATGGTGCCCGACGCGTTTTTGGCATACAACAACATGCCACCATCGTTGTAATTGATAGCAAGCTCGCCAAAGTTCAGGTTACCCGCAACAGGTGCTGTGCCTGTGGCCGTGGCAGTGCGATAAAGCTGAATGGGTGTGTAATTCGTTGCAGGCATTTAGGCCTCCGTAAAAATAAAGGCTTGCAAGGCCTCTAAAACACGCTCTGGTTCGACAAACTTATTGGGATCATACTCGGTGGCTTCCCACCACAAAAACTGATTAGGGGCCAAACAATCCCTGCTTTTGAGCAGGTTGATGTTCTCAGAGTGGCCAAAAATATTGGGGTCTGACACTGACCACAGCACAATGCCAGGCTTGCCCTCATCCCATGCTAAATGCTGAAAGAAGCTGTCACAAGAAATCCAGGTATCGCACATGCCAATCAAATTGCGCAGCACTTGCACGGGCAAGTTCTTACGAAAGTCCTGCACCAATTGCTTTTCGCCATCAATGCCCACTTGTACGATGGGACGGGGCAAAAGTGGGATTAGCGCATCCCAAAACGGATAGTTTTTAGGATTACGCTTGCCACTCAAAAGCTGCTTGGCATAAGGTGCAATCACAATCATAAATACATCTTCCTGAAAGCACTCTCAAGGCTTGTCTTCCACTTCCAACGATCCATCTTGGCATAAATATTAAACATATCAATGTCACCAAACAATGACCTTGCTTCAGCGATGGATCGGCAGGGAACAATCTCGGGATAGCAACCAAACACCACAGGATTTTTGATGTCAGGCAGCACATGCGAAAACACGATATGGTCACCCATCCCGCAATTAAGCACAACCACTGTCTTGTCTTTGTGGGCCATGGTATTGACGAAAATCTGCTCGTCATGCGCAAACATCTCATCTTTGGCATCCATCCTGATACCACCTGATGGCGCCTTCAAATGCCATGTCACTGCATCAGGGACAATCAATAACTTATAACCCTTTTGCTTGATGCCCCAGGTAAAGAGCGTCTCTTCACGGTGGGCAACCCTTGATAGGCCTAAATTGTAGTCATACACGCCTGCACGGTACAGAAAGCTGCAGTGCAAGTGGTCAACCTCCTTTTTGGCTTTGATGCGCTGCCATTGTGGGTTTGGTTCATGATTGATCATCTCAATCTTGCCTGTGGGCTGGGCATCTTCCCAGAAGTTGGGTGGCGTCAGCACAGAGCCGCCAATAGCACCAATCTTAGGGGCTATGTACGAGGCTAACGCTTCTAAGACGCCAGGCTCAGGAATGGCATCATCATCAACGCGCCAGACCCAGTCATAGCCCATCCAGTTAGCCATTTGATGGTTGTAATGCTGGCCTTTCTTGGCAGCCCAAACCCACTCCCAAGCAATCTGCTTGGCGTCCATCATCCAGTACAAGTTGGCATAGATTGGATCGTGCCGCAGGTCCTGGTGCTGATCGTTGTCATCAAAGATCACAACTTTGTCAGGCTTGCGCGTCTGATTCATAACGGCTTGCAGTGCCATTGGCAGGGTTGTTTGTGAGCGACCCCGCGTTGAAATAGAGCACAAGACTCTCATGAGCGCACCCAAATTTCATTAGTGCGCGGCAACGGTCTGTAATTAATCATCCTGCCTTGGCCATCAATATCCCAGGCGCCTAGTTGCTTACGATCGGCCAAACGAAGACCAAACGATGAAAGCTTTTGCTCGAGTACATCAAGGCCCTGGTAGGTGGGGTGCAAATCCATGTGAACTTCAAGTGCCACCGTGGAAATACGCTTCATATCATCGGACGAGGCGTGCATCAAAATGTCGTACTCAGCCCCTTCACAATCCATCTTCAAAAACACATCATCGCCATCCACCATATTGAGCAGGCTTTTAAGGCTGACCGATGAGACGGTCTCAGCGCCCAAAGTTGCCTGGTACAGACTGTTATGGCCACAGTTATTGTTTAATCCAATTTTTACCACTTTTTCATCTTCATCAAGCACTACAGCCTGCTGCGTCATCACTATCGTTTCAGCGTTGGCGCGTTTGACGTTATCAATCAGCTTGTTATAAGTCGATGACACCGGCTCAACAGCCACTACCTTGGATGCGCCAAGGCTTGCTGCAAACATGGAAAATGTACCGATATTGGCGCCAATATCAATGACTGATCGGCCCTTGATGCTTTCTTCCGAAACTTGATAAATATTGTCCCGTATGACTTCTTCATAAAGCTCTTTAGCATCCTTGCCTAAATCACAAATCCAATGCAGGTCTTGGGCTTCATGCCATGACCCGAGTAACAAGTTGACGCGGTTTTGCTCATTGATCGGTGCCGGGGTCAATGTGATATGGCCATGCTCATTTAAGTAATTGAAGGCAAAGCCTGGAAAGTTTGCTGGCGTGAGATGAAAGAGCTTGTGGTGCGGACTCCAAGGCCCTGCCGACTCGTCGTTGGGCACCGTAAAGAGCAATGTCTTGCAATGCTTTTTGAGCCGCTCAAG